AGCCATACTTTTTAAGAACTTTTTTGATTTGTGGAGCGCGTTGTTTTTTTAGCTCCTGATTCATGTATGCCATTTGTTTGATTGGTTTTGAATTTTGATCGCGGGCGAGATTCGGATTAAAGAGCATTTTCCTCTGGGGTCGCTCACTCTTGCCGCCCACAATTTAATTATAATAGAATTGTTTTAACTTGTCAACTATTTTTATTTTTATCTTTCCAATGTTGTAATTCAAGATCGAACCTCGCAAGCATTATCAATTGTTCTTCTTTTGTATATTGCGCCAATATTTGCGCCTGTTCTTTTCCTGAAAACTTTTTCATCAGCCACGGCTCTTGAAAAAATAATTGTTTCTGCATTTTTATCAAACAATCAAGAACGGCTTCGCGCTGTTCATCGGTCATGTTTTCAGTTATGCGCAAAAACTGTTGTTCAGCCCTTCGCGATGTTTCTTCATCCCCGCTTGAAAATCTATATCGTTTCATTTTAAAAATCCTCGGTTAAATAAAGTTCTAGTTGCGGATGACTCTTTAATTCAGATTCAAGCCTTTGATGTTCATAAAAATATGCTGAATATCTTTTATATCCATTTTCTTCTAACCAAAAAATTCTTTGTGTTATTTGCCAAATAGTTTTCATTTATATTTGCCCTCCCATTCGTTATATTCATCAAACATATACCCATCAGAATTTGCACCTTCGCGAACAGCCGCAAGCGCCGCATCGCGAACATTTTCTTCAACCATTTCTGCAAGTACTTTTAAACTTTTTAAAGAATCAATTTTACGTTCAACTTGTGAAAGTCTTTTTGATGCGCCATCGTAACCATCTTGCAAGTCGCGCGTTGCTTCTTGAAGTTCTCCATCTGCAATAATCTTTTGCGCGTGATTAATACGATTGATAGGGGCGCTTTTTAAATGTTCAGTTTGCCTAGCAATACGCCCACCAATAACCAAAGAAAGTAATTGATTAAGTGATTTCAATTGTTCCTGATCTTTCATTGTTTTACCTCCTGTTGGTATTTACCAACTATTTTATGTAATTTCCATTTTTGATCTTCTAATTCGTCAATTCTAAGATTTAATGTTTTATTTTTTTCTTCAAGTTGTCCAAGATGATCTTTATATCGTTCTAATTGTGAAACGTATTGTTTATATAAGGTGTCGTAATTTCGCTTAGTCATTTCCTTGCTTTGCCTAATAGATTCGTTACATTGTTTTTTCATAAGTCGATTTGCTATTTTGTGTTGCTTTTTAATAGTTTTAATATTTGCTTTCCACATATTGACCTCCGCTGTTTTATATTCCAATAGCTTTTCAAGGCATCTTGTTTCTTTCGGGTCTGTTACTCTCATATACCATTTAATCGCAACATCCTTTTGATCTGTTTTTTCTAATGCGACAAACATACAATCGACAACATTGATTAATTGATTCTGTTCCTTGAAGTTATGAACCCACTTTCCAAGAAAATATTTAAACTTTTTTACTTGTAGTTTTGTAAGTTCATCAGTAACTATTTCAAGGTTACTTTGCCATTCTTCATATTTTTCAAAGTCGTGATCGGGTTCGCGTAATTTCTTTTCTAAAAACTTGATTCGCATTTTCAAATCAAGTTCTTGATCTTTAAAATCGTGTTTACTCATAAATCTGGACTCTCCTGAAACTTAACGTATTCTTCATCAGGTACAATTTTCATTTGCCATTTGCCAACGCAATCTTGTCTTTGACCATAACGCCAATTAGGATTTTCTTTGTCGTATTCATAATCAGAAAGTTTGTATTCTGACTCTTCCTCAATACAACCTGATTCATTATGTTTGCGACTATTTTGTGAAAAGCAAGTAGAAGGCCAAATTGTTCTGGTAATAGCCCATTCAATTTCTTTTAGTCTTTCGCTAAGTGAATATTCGCTGTTTGCATAAAGTTCAATAGTAATTTTTCTCATCGCAACACCTCGCAAGCCGCTTGAACACCCGCCGCACAATCGTTGCGTGTCATATCGGTCAATGCCCCATCGAATCCTAAATAAAAGATTCCTGTTGCGCACATAACCATAAAGAAATTTGTCATTGGTTTAGTTTGTTTGATAACAATTTAATTATAATAAAATTAAAATGTAATGTCAACCCTATAATTCATGTTATATATTAAGGGCATGGCTAAAAAGGCAACTAATATCGAAATTGATAGACGTATTCACAAAATATACGATTTGCTTTTGCTCGGAAATTCAAAAACGCAAATTGCTCGATATTGCGCGGAGAATTATTCAGTAAGCCTTCGTCAAACAGAAGAATATTTGTCTCGCGCTCGCATACTACAGGAACAAGATGCACAATTAGAGCGCCCGCAATGGCTTACAGGGGCAATCGCTAGACTTGCAGATTATGAACGCCGCGCATCAATGGAGAATCAATTACAAACCGCCATCCGTGCCGTAGAAATGCAAGCAAAATTATTACGCTTCGATATGTCAGCATGAGCCTTATTTCTGATGTCTGCGAAAAACAACCC